GGATGCCCGGCAACCTTTACGGCCTTGGTCCGATTCAGGCTTGCCAGGCGGAATTGCGAAACGCGAAGGACACACGCGACTTTGCGTCAAAGTGGTTCTCGGATTCGGGGATGGCTGCGCAGGTTGTTTCGCCGAAAGTTCCCGTCTCGCCTGACACGTTGATTGACATTGCCGAGTCGTTGCGCAACGCGCAGACTGGTGGCAGTGTGGTTGCACCGACCGAGTTGTCCATTCAGAACTTGTTCCTCAACCCTCGTGACGCGATGTTTGTGGAAGTTCAGCAGTGGAACACCGCCCAGGTTTGCCGCATCCTAGGAATTCCTGCAAACATGATGCTCGCCGAAGCAGGCTCGAGCATGACATACTCCAACGTCGAACAAGAACAGATCGCATTCACCCGGTACTCGCTCTCCGCTTACTACGTCGAAATTGAGCAGGCGATGAGCGCACTGCTCCCACGCGGAACCGACGCACGCATGAACATCGACGCACTTCTGCGCAACGACACACTTACCCGATACCAAGCCCACCAGATCGCAATCGCAGCAGGCTTCAAAACAATTGATGAAGTCCGTGAGGACGAGAAGCTCGCGCCACTGTTAGGAGTTCCCGATGGAACAATTTGAAACCCGTCAGATGGAGTTCCGTCTGACCGACGCCGACAAACGTGAGGTCACCGGTCTTGCCGTCCCTTACGATCTCATGGAGCGCGGCGAAATGTTCGCCCGGGACTCCGTCACACTTGACCCCGAAGCCAAACTGATGTGGCAACACGACAAGAACGAGCCAATCGGCAAAATTGTCGAAGGCCGCCACACCGACGAAGGCTTTGAGATTCGCGCAACTATCTCCGACACCGCACGCGGTCGTGACGCAATTACTCTCCTCGAGGATGGCGTTGTCAACCGATTCTCGGTCGGATTCATTATGCGCGATTCAACCCAAGACGAGAACCGCAACCGCATCGTCACCGATGCCTATGTGCGTGAAGTCTCGCTAGTTTCGTTCCCTCATTACGAGGGTGCGACTGTCACGGAATTGCGTGACGAACCCGAACAGGACATCCCTGTATCGGCTGAACAAAAAGGAGAAATCATGGATGAAATCCGTGACCTGACTCCCGAACTCGCCGAGGTTCGTGAGCGCATTGAAATGGTTGAGCGTGAAATCTCAACTCTCGGCACCGTCGAAGCACCTTCGGCACCGTCCTACCGCTCGGCTGGACACTTCCTTCAGGCAATCGCCGACAACGAGGAAAACGCGGTCAAGGTTTACGAGCGTGCTTACACCGGCGCTAACACTGGTGACAGCATCACGACCCCCATCGACGTAGACCTTATCCGTCTTGTCGAAGCTGCTAACCCTCTTGGTGCAGTATTCGGTACGGGTGTCACACCCACAACCGGTATGACCATCACGTTTGCACAGGTTGACGCAATCACGGACGGCACGGCCACACAGGCTGCCGAAGGTGACGATCTGGGCTACTACCAGCTCAACCTCGAAACCGCTACCGAGAACATCATCACGGTCGGAAACTACTCCGAACTTTCGCGTCAGGTTATCGACCGCTCTTCGGTTGACTACTTGAACTCGGTTCTCCGTGGTCAGGCAATCGGACTCGGCAAGGCTCTCGCCACCCAGCTCCGCACCAAGTACCAGGCAGTCGTTCTGGCACAGCTCACCGCGACCAACAAGGTCTACCTTAACGCTGCAACCTACGATGGATGGGTTGGCGCACTTGCTGACGCATCGGCAACCTACTTCACTCCTAACGGTGTGCAGATTGATGCTCTCATCGTCGACAAGGAAACTTTCAAGGACTTGCTCGCTCTGGACGGAACCCCGGTCATCTCCTTCTCTGGAGAAGCCCTCGGTGCTGTTGGTTCGGCAAACGTCTCGGGACTCCGTGGATCCATCGCTGGTATCCCCATCGTCGTTGACGCTGGACTCGACTCGGTGAACAAGGACGAGTGCGCATTTGTTTCGTCGCTCGCTCTCCGTCAGTACACCTCGGGAGCACTTCGTCTCTCGCAGGAGAACGCGGTTAACCTGTCTGAAGCGTTTAGTTTGAGCACGTACACGGCCACAGCGGCTGAGTACAGCGCCTTCATTATCCCCATCGACCAGACCCCGTAATAACCTCTAGGAGACTGGCGTGGCCATGACATGGAACAACCTCAAAGCGTATGTGAATTCCGCATCCGCCGATGACACCTTCGTAGAACAATGCTGGGATGAAGCGACAACGCTCGTCAACGCATACATCCGCGACCGTGATGTTCCAAACGACGTCTTTGACCGCGCCAGACTCGAGGTTGGTCAGGAACTGTTCAACCGGCGCTCTGCACCAAACGGCATCGCACAATTTGCGACGTTCGACGGTACACAAACGCAACGTGTCGCCCGTGACCCCATGGTCGGTGCGTACCCACTGCTGAACCCAATCATCAACGGATATTCGTTCGCATGATTTCCGAAGCACGAGCCGCACTCCTCGCTGTACTTGAGACAGCAGGGGTGCGCGCTTATGCGGAGATTCCCGACCGAGCAGTCCCACCGATGGCCGTCATGGTCCCCTCGGGTGACTGGATCGTCAGCGGTGAAGTGTTCGGTGAGTTCGTCGTCTCTTTTGATGTCGAGATTATCGCGGCAACCGGTACGAACATTGTCATCTCTCAAGCCCTTGATGAGACGGTCGAAACCGTTCTTACCGCAATCTACAACGCTCCTGGCATGTACGCCGCCGAAGTAGGTCAGCCGACATCGGTTGAAATACCGACTGGTGTTTATCTGGGTGCGACCATCACGGTCAAACAAAACACACAACTGTAAAGGAAATAAATCATGGTCAATCGTGTAAAAGCGAACCAAATTACAATCACGGTCGACGGTGACGATTACAGCGCCGACCTTTCGAGCATCATGCTTCAGTCCGAGGACGCAGCAACAGACGTAACCACGTTTGCAGACGCAACCGATGGCGGCTCTAGCGACTGGTTCATTGAAATGTCGGGTATCACTTCAACCGACCTTGCTTCGTTCTGGCGTGTCTGCTGGCTCAACCCGGGCGATACATTTCCGTTCGTTCTCACGAGCTCATCCGCTCTGGCATCCACTTTCACCGGTTATGTTCGGATCCCTGCCCAAGGCCGTCTGCCGTTCGGTGGAGACGCATCCGCCGATGGCACGTTCTCGTGGTCTGGCGTTCGCTTCGAGGTCGTAGGCGTACCCGTTCTCGCCACGGTCTAACATGGCCGACAGTGTCTACGGTGTGCGCGTTGCCACCAGCAAAAGTGGTAGCGCGTACATCGCTGGACTCTATGGACCAAACGGTGTGGCACGAAAACTGAAAGACATGGGAATGGAACGTAACGAGTTCCAAAAGTTGGTCAAGCAAGCAGCTCTTATTGTGGCCAAGCGTGCAACACGACTAGCGCCAGTTCAGTCAGGTCGACTCGCAGAATCAATCCGTGGCTATGCCGGTAAGAAGGTCACCCGAAACAACGCACCTGCTCGGTACTTGTTTGGTGGCGTGATTATTGCTGGACCTCGCGAGCGCGGCGAAACCGACTCATACGGTAAAGCAGTATCGTTTGGTCGGTTCTACAAGCGCTCGGACCTTGGCAGCCGTATCGGTGCACGAGTATTCCGTGACAGTCGCGGCGTTCGTCAAGAGAACATTCGCACCAAGGGCAACCCATACATTCGCACCGCACGCGACCAGACACGAAACGACGTAGTCAGAATGTGGAACAAAGAAATAGGCCGTTGGATTCGTAAGAACGGCTTCGACGCAACAGGATTCGGGGGAGCATAATGGCTCGCGGAAATATGATCGTCACCTTGGTGGCGCAAACCAAGAACTTCTCAAACAACCTACAAAAGGCTGGCAAGTCAGCCCTCACATTCGGTTCGGTTCTCAAGACGGGCATGAGCCTGGCGTTCGGCGCAATCACCGCGCTCGCAGGTGCTTTATTTGCGTTCCTGCCGAACTTTATCAAGATGGGCGAGGAAGCCCGAAAGTCAGAACTACGACTCACCAACATCGCAACCCAGATGGGATTGTTCGGCGATAACACAAAGAACGTCACCGAACGACTTTCCGAATATGCAGAAGCCATCTCATTCGCCACCGGTGTCGATGACGAGCTGGTGCGATCCGCCGAAGCCATCCTGCTCACATTCAAAGAATTAGCGAAAACAGCCGACACAACAGGTGGAGCATTCGACCGGGCAACAATCGCTGCAATCGACCTAGCCGCCGCAGGATTCGGTGATGCAGAGAGTAACGCCAAACAACTCGGTAAGGCGCTCCAAGACCCCATCAAAGGCCTTACAGCACTACGCAAGGCTGGTGTCACCTTTACCGATGCCGAGAAAAAGAAAATCAAGGCTCTCGTCGAGTCTGGCAAGTTGCTCAAAGCACAAGAACTCATCCTCGGTGCCATCGAAACGCAGGTCGGTGGAACCGCAGCTGCGACCGCATCCGCAACCGACAAGATGAACGCACGCTTTGAGAACGTAGTCGAAACAATGTCTCTGGCTCTGTTGCCAGCCGTTGATGATATTGCGAACAAAATGGCAGCCTGGCTGGACTCCGTCGAAGGCAAGAAGGCAATCAAAGACCTGACCAAGCAACTCGAGGACTTTGGCAAATGGATTGCATCGCCTGAAGGTGCGCAGGCCGTCAAGGACTTTGCAGCGACAATGGCGTTCTTGGCTACGTCGGCCGTCAACGTCGGAAAAGGCTTGCAGACCGTTTACAGCGCCCTGAAAATTT